AATTTTAAAGGTGAGCTCCTCTACGACAAGCTTATATCTGACGACGATTTCTATGATCAGATGTTTGTTTTTACAAAACATACAGAGAGCGCTAGAGTTCTTAAGCCAGGGATTAAGTACAACGAGAAGAATAAAATGAAATATTGTGAACTTCTTAGGGGATTAATAAGGGAGGATAGAATTTTAATAAACGATAAAAAGTGGACTATTCCGGAGCTTTTTACCTTCGGTCTAAATAATAGAGGAACATACTCAAGCCAGAGCGGACATGATGATGTTGCAATGACAATAGTTAATCTACCCTCACTTTTCGACGGTCAGGATTTTAACCAAGTAGTTGGGGAGGTATTTGACGAACTTGATAATGAATATAAAACGATCATAAACTCTAAACTAGAGGGAAATAACAAATCTTTCGAGGGTGATGAATTTTTCAGAAGAATGAATTCTCATTCTACCAAAGACGGAAGGGCTTATGGAGATTTTAGTAAGCTTCTTTAGAAAAATCACTAAAATATAGAATCTTGTTTTGGATATATATGATGTATTATAAGATGAGAATATAGTTTTTTTCATATAGTACCTAAAAAAATATCGATTTGCTCAAATATCTAATTGGTGAATTGATATATAATATAGAAGTAAAAAAATATCTGAAAAATAATGGCAAATAAGGTAAAAATCGATTACTCACAATTTAGAGCATCAGGAGTCTATACTCTAGAATTTGATGCTACACAAAACGTGATACTGACATCTCAAACAGTTAGATTGGTAGTGGGATTTTCAAATAAGGGGCCTTTTAATACCCCGGTTTATATCCCAGACGCAACAACAATGATAGCAGTATTTGGTGATATTGATAAATCTTTAGAAAATCAAGGATCTTTCTTCCATAGATCTATACTAACTTGTTTAAATGCAGGTCCAGTATTTGCTTTAAATCTTTTAAAGCTTAATGATGATGCATCTAGCGTGAATGCTGATTTGAATTCATACAAATCATTCTCACTAGATACTGAAGAAGATAATGGAGTAGTTACTAACGTTCTTTATTCAGCTTACTATAATAAGGAAAGATTCTGGTTTGCAGATCCTTCTTATTTCTTAGCTGCTTTAAGTACAGCAGACACTGGGAAACTTTTTAATATAACAAATTTGGGTAAATCCCCAATGAGTGTTATCGTAAGAAAGTCAACAGATTCTTCTAAGCCAATTAAAGGATATGATATTTTTGCTATCGACTGGTACGGAGCAAACAACGTTCCTTCTTTCATGCATCCTTATGACTATATGTCTGATTATTTCGTAGACGTTATAGCAGTTTCTGGAGATTGGACAAACTACTTAGCACTTTCAGTTGATCCTAAATGGGGATATAATAAAGATACAGGAGCTGGATATTTCACAGCTAATGGATTTGTTAAAGCTAAGATAGATTCTTTCCTTTCTGATATGGATATAAATATAGTAGCTTCAGTTACTGGATCTATTATACCTGATTTTGTCGATCTTAATGGTATTAACCAATACGTTCAAACATTAATAAATAACAATACACCTTCAACAGGTATATTTTGTGCAGTTGATTCTAAGGCTTTTGACAACATCTGCGCTAATGGATCTAAGATAGATCTAGTTGGTAATCACCTTATCGATGAATTTGGAGTAAATAAAGATCTTCCTACGCCAGCTATCAATTTCTTAAGTTATGATCAGCCTTTACTTCAGGATTCACTTTACACAAGAAACGTTTACGGTGTAACCGGATATACTGGATACCTTACAACAGGTGCAACAGGAGCTCTAACAGTTGGAACACTATTCTCACTATGGGGAAGTGCAACAGGAGCTACTGCAGGTGTTAATATTGGATCTTTTGATGCATATGACTCATCATTAACTTATGGAGGTCTTCACTACATACAAACTAAGGCGGGGGTTACCGGTACAACTGGTGGATTTCAAACTGCAGATCAAAAGGTAGCTCTTAAGAATTTCTTATCTGTAACTAGCTCAGATGATCAAAAATTCGTTATTGGATATGTTACTGGTATAACAGCAGGAACAACTGGTGATTTGCTTAATCAATTCTCTAATAATAGCTTAGTTAGACTTAAAGTTACTGGAACTACTGATGTAGATGGTGAACTTAGAATCTCTTGGAGTCATCCATTAGACACTAGCTTTTACTCAACCCAAGGTATCACTGTTGCTCCTACTCAATATACAGCAATATATGATGCAGGTGGTGGTACTAGATCCTGTTATCAAGGTGGATCAGCTGCAGGTGGAACAGGAGCTTACCAATTTGGTATTGCTGACTCTGTTACCTCGGTAACCGGTGTTATTACACCTGGTGGAGTTACTGGACCTGGTGCAACTTCTGGAACTTCTACAGTAGTTAGAGCTTATAACGGATCCCAGCTTTTCCAAGATGCTAAATACAATAAGCTTACTGACGGATCTACTGTTTGGTTAAATTCGACAGGTTCTTCTGTTAACTATTTAACTTTTGAATCCGGTGTTGATAGAGATCAATTCAATTATGTTTACGTTAGATCGCATACGAGCTCTTCACTAGCGGGATCTACTATTAACAATATAGTAGCTTTCGGAGGAACTGGAAACTTTGCTTCTAATAATATCGGATCTCCAGTATCTACTGGTAAATTTGATATCATCTCTCAAAACGGAAATATCAATTCTTACGTTGACTGTTCTAGAATAGACTCAACATCATTCACAATTACTGAGAATTCTGAGGGTAATGCACCTCTTTCAGTTGGTGATTTGGTAGTTTCTACTGACCTTGATATCTGTACACCTTCTTCAGGTAACAGACAAAGCAGATTAACTAAAATTGTATCTGTGGCTTCTACCTCTACTGACGGAGTTTATACCGCTAAAGCAGCAAGACCTGTACTTTACTATTCTGGATTAAACGGAGGTACTAGAGTTCAGAAATTCCAATCGATAGCTCAATTCACAACATCTTTTGATTTTAGCTATTTGAAAGGATTCACAATGAAAGCAACTCACAGACCAAATGGAACTGATTCTAGAACAAATGAAATATTAAACGTTCTTTATAACACTAACATAGCTAACACTTTAGCTCAGAAACAAGTTATTTCTTTCAGATACATCATAGATACATTTAATGGTATAATAGGACCTGAATCTAAGTCTCAGTACAGTAGACTTGCTCAATTAAGAAGTCAAGCTTTAGCTATAGTTAATGCACCTTCTATAGCTCAGTTTAGAACTAGTACAAATCCAAGATTCACTGACGCCCCTACTGCTACTAATCCATATCCAACTGTGAAAGTTCAGTACATAACTACCGGAGGTAACTTATCACTTAATCCATCAGTTGTGTTTAGCTTACCTACAGAAGGTGATGGAGCTAAATATGCTGCTTTCTATAGTCCTTATATCACTATAAGAGAAAATGATAAGAATTTAAGCATTCCTCCAGCAGCTTTAGTTTCTAATAACTTTGTTAGAAAATTTGCGAGTGGCGAACCTTACTCTATAATCGCAGGTCAGAAAAGAGGTACATTAAGTGGTGGAAATATAATAGGTGTTGAATATGACTTTAGTGATTCGGATAGAGGAGATTTAGAATCATTTGGTATTAACCCAATAGTTAAGAGAAAAGGAGCGGGTGTAGTTATTATGGGTAACCAAACAGCTTACCAACAAGTAAACTCAGCATTCAATTTAGTTCACGTTAGAGATCTTTTAATCAGCGTAGAAAGCGACGTAGAATCTATACTTTCTAATTACTTATTCGATTTCAATGACGATTCAATTAGATTGGAAATAAAAACTCTAGTCGATAATTATCTAGATGGCGTTAGAGCAGGAGGTGGAATTTATGCTTACCAAACAATTATGGATTCATCTAATAATACGCAAGCTATCATTGATATGAATATGGGTATTATAGACATAATCATTGAACCTGCTAGAGGTCTTCAGAAGTTTATTAATAGAATAACTGTTACTAAGATTGGCGGTATAGCTGCAGGTGGATTTACTCAATTCGCATAAGATAGATTTTATGCTTTTTGAAATCTAAGATAAATATAAGAAAAACATGGCAGGATTATCACATTATCAAAATTCAATCTCGGCGGTAAATAGATTTGAACCGGTTTTCTTAAACCAGTTTGAAGTTAACATTATACCACCAGCGGCAGTTCCGGGGGGAGAAATACTTCTTCAACACGTTAGCCGTGTCAGCGGTCTTGCGCTTAATAAAACTCCGAGCGTAGTTACTCAGAAATATAAATTTGCTAAAAGAAACTATGCAGGTGCTAAGCCAGATCAAACATATATGGACTTAAGCTTAAGTTTTAGTGTGAACTTAAATGATGCTAACTCTATGTATGTTTTTAAAACTCTTAGACAATGGAGTGATTTGATTTACAATCCATTAACAGGTGCTCAAGGATTAAAGAATGACTATTGCGGAACTATAGTAATCTCTATGTTTAATAAAGCTGGAGATGTGTATAGAAGAGTAACTTGTAAGGATACATTCCCTACTAAGCCATTAACAGCAATGAGTTTAAATTACACATCAGTTGACCTTTACAAAGTAAGTGATATGCAATGGGCGGTTGATTACTGGGAAGATTTATTCCTATAAAAAAAATATTAGAGAAAATAAATGGCAGGTTTACCACATTTTACTAACTCCAGAGCGGCGATAAATAACTTTGAACCCGTATTTTTAAATCAGTTCGAGGTTCTAATTACGCCACCAGCAGGTATAGTTGATGCTAACACAATATTCAAAGGTGAAAGCATCCTAACTCAGCAGGTTAAATCTATATCAGGTTTAGCAGTTGATATCTCACCGGCAAATCCAGTTGAACAAACTTATAAGTTCGCAACTCGTAGATACGCAGGTGGAGAACCTACCACAAGTGATATGACCGTAAATATGGAATTTGAGGTCAACTTAAGTAATCAGAACTCTATGACTGTTTACAAGATACTTAGACAATGGAGTGATTTGATTTACAATCCATTAACAGGCGCTATGGGTATTAAGTCTGACTATGTTGGTTCTATGGTTATTTCAATTTTCAATAAAAGAGGGGACGTTTTCAGAAGAATAAGAATACCTTCATGTTTCTTAAACGAAGCAATTAACCCAATGGAGCTTGACTATGAGCAATCTGCTATCTACACTTTAACAACAAGCTGGATATGTGACTACTGGGAAGATTTATTTATTTAAGTTTCAAAAATATTTTATATTAAAGAGGCCAAATTGGCCTCTTTTTTTGTTTTGTGGTATATAATATATAAAAACTTTTTAAATATGGATATGATGAATTTATCTCCTGAGGAGATCTTAAGAAAGAAAGAAATTGAAGGCGGATTATCTTATGATGATCCAGATTTAGTCAATAACACTGAGCCAGTCCAACCTAATCAGGTAGATACCCAACCAATACCTGAAGCTACTGTTCAGCCTAAAATTATGGATGAACAAATAATGGCTAATTCTAAACAGCAGGTACAAGAACACCAAACCGCATCTTTTGGTAAATCTCAAATGCATGCTCAAAGCATAGCATCTGATAATGGCTGGAAAAATATACCAGTAGAAGTTTTACCTACGTTAGGGATATACTATCCGTACGGTACAAGGATTGCTATAAGACCAGCAGAGGTAAGAGAGATTAGACACTTCTCTGCTATTGATGATGATGACAGATTAGATATAGAGGAAAAACTTAGCTATATACTAGATAGATGTCTTAGAATGGAATTTCCTAATGAGGGTATAATATCATATAAAGATTTAAAGCAAGAGGATAGATTTTTCCTAATTATGGCTGTAAGGGATCTTACATTTGTTAAAGGTGAAAACTCCATTCTATTAAAGACCAAGAAAAAATGTAAAGAAACACCAGAGTGTCCTTTTAATAATGGAATAGAGCTTAGAACTGGTGCATTAGACTCCTATCGTATAGAGGAGAGAATAATGAAGTATTACAATACTCAGACTGGATCTTTTGTTTTCACAATAAAGAAAACAGGCAAAAAGGTTGAGATGTTCATTCCAAGTATAGGGGTTACCCAATCTATTTCTTCTTATATAGGGGAAGCTGCAAGATTGAATATAACAATAGATCCTGGATTTTTACAGATTTCACCTTTTCTGTTTAGCGATTGGAGGGATTTAACGTTTGATCTTTTTGTTAACAAGATGAGAGAATGTGATTATTGGTCTAAGGAGGAATATAGCGTTCTTTTTGAACTTTCTCAAAGAATAAAAGTTGGTACTAAAATGGAGGTTAAACAAAACTGTCCGGTTTGCGGTGGAATGGAGGTCACCGCAGATATCACATTTCCCCAAGGGATACGATCTCTTTTCCTTATTTCAGATATCTTTAGAGAACTTCTTTGATGTTAAATTTAGACTTTGGAAAGAGCATAATATTAATCCAGATTGGATAGAATCTATACCGTTTTACGAATATCAGATATGGGTTGATAAGCTTAATGAACTTATAGAGAAAGAAAATAAGGCTTCTCTAGAAAATGAGGGCAAGAAGCAGGTATTTAGTTTTAGTCAAGGCTAGAAATTAAATATATACAATGAACCTATACATTTAAATGGATAAAGAATTAGATCAAAAAACAATAGCCCAAATACTTGACTTTGGACGTAATATTAACACCTTTAATGATGTTATTGGAAAAAACATAGATGCATCAAAGGACATAGCAGATTCCGGTAAAGAATTAGGCAAGAGATCAGATCTACTTTCAGGAATTATAGATAATATCGTTTCAAATTCTAAATCAGATCAATCAAAAGGTGTTATTGGAGCTTTCCAAGAAGGTGGTATATCTGACAAGGAAGGAGAGTATCTCGTGGGCGAGAACGGACCCGAGATTGTTAATTTACCTCCAGGGTCTGCTGTTATTCCTCTTAATATAGGTGATCTTCTAAAGGGTCTATTGAAATTTCCAGAATTAAAAGACTTTATAGGTGAAGAAGAAATAAATCTGTATGCAGATTCCGAGAATCCTTCGATTCTTTCTTCCTCTAAGGATAATAAGAATATGGTTTCTCTAAATAAACTAGAGGAGAAATATGGTGATTCTTTAAAAGAACAGGAGTCCCTAGACAATGATAAAAAAGACGATAAGATAATATCACAGCTCAAAGAACAAATGGATTTACTTAAAGAGCTGAAATCCATAGGTCAGAAAAAAATAGGTGAATCTGTTAAATCTATTGATGATGAAACTGACTCTTTAAGGAAGAATTATTCAGATAAGGAAAATAAGGAGTATTCTGAACTTGTTGTTAAGATAATAGAGTCTATCCCAAAAGAATCAGTAAATTCATTAACCCGTGCCAAAGCTAATCTATTAGCAGCAAAATCTATTTCTGAAAAAAATAGCAATGATTCTATTGATGTAAAAAAATCTAATCCTTCCGTTGACCAAATATTAAATACCCCTGAATTTAAAAAGATAGTAGAAAGTAAAGATGAAAACAAGGGGGAGAATAAGGGAACCCCAGAGAATAAAGAAAAAACAGAATCTTCTAATGTTACTAATAAAGAGATAGAGCTATTGGGCAAATCCCAGAAGAATTTTATATCTAATGAGTTAGAAGATATCAAAAATTCCAGCCCTGAAGCTTATAAAAAAGTATCGGAACTTTCAGAATCTAATTTAGATAAGCCTACAGTAGATGAACAAGATACAAAAAAGTTCAAGGAGGTACTTTCAGGAAATTCTGACATAAAGGACATAATCAGTAGAATAGATAATGCTAAATCCGATTCTTTGGTTAATAAGGATAAAGAAATACTATCTCTAATTCCTGACAACGCCTTAGACGTTTTATCTTCTAATAGATTAAGTCTAAATGAAAAGAATGAAAATAAACAGGGTGAAGAGTCAACAATTTTTTCATCCCCCGATGAATTGATTTTTGATCAGAAGAATAATAAACCAATTGGTAACACACAGGACTCTTTATTGTCAAATCTATTAGACGAAAGAAATAAGAAGAATCTGACTGGGGAAACCCCAAATTTACCATCAGTCGAAAGATTAATTGTAGATACGAACGATAAAACAAAACCATTAGAGAATTCTCAGAATTATTTATCTAATGATGAGATTGTTTTAAACGAGAACAATAAAAACAAACAGGAAGATGTTTTAAACCAGTTAACTGCGGATAATCTAATTTCAAAAGGGGAGAATAAAAACAAGCAAGAAGAAACCCAAAGCTCCTTATCGGAGGATAAACTAATTCTAGAGGAGAGAAATAAAAACAAACAAGAGTCCATAAATATTTTATCACCTAGTGAATTAATTTTAGATGATAAGAACAAAAACAAGCAAGAAGAAATACAAAGCTCCTTATTAGAGAATAAGTTAATATTAGATGAGAAGAATAAACCGCAAGACATTTTAAATCTTACATCCAGAAATGAGCCTATTCAATCCGGCGAGAATAAAAGCAAGCAGACCGAAAAATTATCAAACATTTTATCCAAGAATGAGCCGATCGTAAGAGAGGATAATAAAAATAAACAAGAAGAAATTCAAACCTCTTTAATAAGGGATAAATTAATAGTAGAAGGAAAGAACAAGATCGATCAGGAAGGGGTTTCAAGCAACCTATCCAGAAACGAGATAGTATTGGGTGAGAAGAATAAAAACATACAGACAGAAAATTTATCGAAAGTTTTATATAAAAACGAGCCAATTTTAAAGGAGGAAAATAAAAACAATCCGACCGAAAAATTATCAAACTTTTTATCTAGCAATGAATTCTCTTTAGATAACGAGAATAAAAACAAGCCGGCCGAAAAATTATCAAATGTTTTATCCACTGATAAATTAATCATAGATAGCGAGAATAAAAACAAGCAGGAAGGGGAAACTTCAAATGTATTATTTAACAAGGAAGAACTTTCCGCTATTGCCAATCAAAGGATTAATCAGGAACTAACCCCTAAAGCTCAAGCTCCTAATGATATAGCTAACAATTTAATAGAGCCATCTATTAAGAAATTAATTAAAATAAATGAGAAATATTCTGATATAGAAGGGGCTTTTAGAACTGGAGGGATTGTAAAGAAAGAAGGCAATTATCTGGTTGGTGAAAACGGACCTGAGCTGGTTAAAAAATCAGAATCTCCTTCTAATATAGTAAGCCCTCCTAAATTAACTTCTGTTAGTGCTCAACCTCCAATAATTAAAAAAGATAATCCTTTAACAGGAAGCCCAATTTCAAAAGATCAAACTAAGCCAGATCAAAACATTGATGCCACTAAAAAAGCAGATTTCAGTATAAATAAAGAATCAGATATAGTTTCACCTAAGATACTATCTTCTCCTACTAATATTTCTTCTGTGAAATCACCAATAGTAGAAGCACAGGCGATTAAGAATATTAAAAATATAATAGAGACATCTTCCAATGTTGACGTTATCAGAAATAAAGAAATCAATCCAGGAGTAACTGAGAATGTTAATTTTAATAATCAGACTAGTAAATATTTAGTTAATGATGTAATTCCAGGTATTATTAAAAATGAAAAGTCTTTAACCAATATAATAACTTCTCAGAAGCCAGAATTATCTACAACCAATCAGATTAAAAAAGAAACCAAAGATGTTAATGACCAAACTAGTAAATACCTAGTTAATGAGATAATTCCAAGTATTATTAAAAACGAAAAGCCTTTAACCAATATAATAACTTCTCAGAAGCCAGAATTATCTACAACCAATCAGATTAGTTTAGAGGATAAAAAAACTAGCAGTTTAGTAAATTCGTTAATAAATAACACTCAACCTACGCTTTCTAAGTCTGTTATTTCTACACCTACGTTAAATACTCCATCGGTTAGTACAACTGCAGGTGCACAAATTCCTAAACAAATTACACCGATAGAATCTTCTTCAGTTGGAGGTAATCAATCAATCTTACCTGGATCTAATGCTAAGGTAGAGCCCATAGTTTTGGGGAATCAAGCTGTTAATTCATCTTTGGCCTCTAATCCAACTTCAGTAACTGAACAATCCCAAGCTAACTTATCGGAGATTAAAAGTTCTACTATAGGATTAAGCGAATCTAAAAAACAATCTCCACCTTCTGTAGCTGAAAGTATAGATAAACTAAAGGATGGACTTAGCAATGCCATTAAACAAAATGCTACTCCTTCCGCTGCAGTAAATCAAACCGCCCCGACAGAATTACAAAACGTTAAACCCCAGGAGGTCATTAAGACAGAAACCGATAAAAAAGAATCTTCTAACCAGAACGCAATGGATAAAACAACTCAAGAGATTCAGAATGGTCTATCTGATATAAGGACACTACTTTTAAGAATAGCCAACATTCTAGAGGGTCCTTTAGAGATTTCACAATTCGAAAGCCCATTTAGACCAGATTCTAGAAGAGTTTAAAAAATACTCTTTAATATTTTTTAATCCCGTCCTTATTCTTTATATTTGCTAAAATTAAATAATAATGAGTTTTGAAGACTTAAAAGGATCACATAATTTCCACTCTTTTTCAGATTTAGTAGATTCAGGTTTTGTTAACCTTGAAAATTGGTCTGCTAAACCATATACCGATATCATATTTGATCAGATAAAGAATAGAGTTATCGTTTCAAAGTGGGATAATTCGGCTTTGCTGGATAAATCAAATCCCTCCATACATGAAAGTTTTAAGAGTTTAAACATGGATATGATTTATCTTAGAATGGCTAAAACGTGGGGTGAGAATTCACACTCTAAAAGAATGCAAGTTGGGTGTTTGATGGTTAAAAATAAATCCATTATATCGGATGGGTACAACGGTTCACCCTCAGGATTTCCAAATATATGCGAGGATGAGGATATGGTTACACTCCCTTATGTTTTACATGCAGAAGCAAATGCTATTACCAAGTTGGCAAAAAGTACACAAAGCTCAGATGGATCAACATTATATGTTACCCTCTCGCCATGTTTTGAATGTTCAAAATTAATAATTCAATCGGGAATAAAAAGGGTAGTTTTTTCTGAACTATACAGAAAACCAGAATCTATTCCATTTCTTTTAGAAGCTGGGGTTGAGGTTGTTAAAATAAATGAACCTTATTAATAATCAATCATAAATTAATTTTTTCACGTAAACCATTTAAAATGCAAAAAACCAAAGAGAAAAACATCCAAAAATTAGCAGAAGATTTTATTGTTTCCAAAAACAATAAATCATTTAATGATCTTTTTGAAAGATTAAGACCCGGGGTTTCAAATCACTGTTTTTTAATTTTAAAGGATATTGAATTAGCGGAGGATGCTTTTCTAAACACCATGGCGAAAATATGGTCAAAGATAGATCAATACGATTTAGAGAGAGGAAACTTCTCTACCTGGTGTTATAATATTGCTAGAAACGAATCCCTTTTATTGATGAAATCTAGAAAAAGATACGCAAGCCACGAGGATTCACAATTAGAGTATCTTTCTACTAAAAATTCAATAGGAAATTTGGGTGGATTTTATGTAATGGAGGAAGATCCAGATTATGCATTTTTCTCAGAGGAGAATAAAATAGATTTGGTTTACGAATCTGTTTTGGACGAGATAAGAAAGCTTCCTGAACTCTATCGAGAGATTATGATAGATCGTGAGATTAATGGAATGAAATACAAGGATATAGCTGATAAGTATAACATTAAGAAAAGATCTATTGCTACCAGAATAAGAAGAGCAAGGGGGAGAATAAGAAAAAAAATGGATAAGAAACAATAATTGTTTCAATCTCTATAAAATAAAAAGGATGAAATGCTAAGGATTTTTAAAGTTTTAAGAGAACTAAAGGTGTATAGAGATTATCTTAAATTAATTAAGAAGGAATCTCTAGATTCACCTTTGTGGTCTAGAAGAAATCTTAGAAAAGACTGGATTGGAAGAATCTATACTGTGGTTAATCTACCACCCCAGGTGATATTTGCTACAGATGTACCTAAGGAAGCCAGACCTTCTTTTGTTATAAGTGAAATTAAACCAATTAATGACTATCTTAAAAGCTTAAATCTCGAAGAGGTATTGACAATGTATATAAATCCAATAGAGGGATCAAATGATGAGTCATATCTAGTTGTTTATCAATATTTTTTTAGAAATCTTTCTTTACTTTGGATATTAAGATTTATTGTTGAGGTTTCTTTATTAATTGGTCTAATATTTACTATATACAGATTTGGTCACAATATATTTTAATTTATGAATGAAAAGCTAATTAATGCTAAATCTGAGATGGAGAAGAAATTAGAGATCTTTAATGATTCTAAATTTACCTTCGAGGAGGAATCCCACACATATAGATATTCTGGATCTAAATTTGATTCAGTAACAACTTTTCTTAAAACCTTCAAAACACCCTTTAATAGGGAATATTGGTCTAGAAAGAAAGCAGAGGAGAGGGGTGTAGATCAATCTGTTATACTTGAGGAGTGGCAGCAAAAATCTAACAAAGCAACAGGGATAGGAACCAGAGTTCACAAATACATAGAGGATTTTTGGAGTGGGCATAATCCGGAGTTACCTGATGATTTGGAAACAAGAGAAAGGGTTGAAAAGTTTTTAGATCTTTATAATAGAAAATTAAATGCATTCCACCCTCTAAAATCTGAGCTTAAGATTTTCTCTAAAAAGTGGAGACTGTCTGGAACTATTGATCAACCCCTGATTTTTTGGGATGATAAATCTAATCGTCCTTTCTTAGTAATAGGTGACTGGAAAACAAACGGAGAATTTAAGGATGATTCCCACCCTAAGGGAAAATACAAAAAGCTTTTACATCCATTTTCACATTTATGGGAAAATAATCATAATGAGTACTCTATACAGATTAGCCTTTATAGATTAATTTTGGAAGAGGAAGCAAACATAGAGACAGAGAGTGGATTTCTTTGCCATATAGGTCCAGATGGTCCTCCTAAAATATATCCAGCTAAAGATTTAAGAGAAATACTTAGAACCTATCTTAATAATAATAGAATAGAATTTGATATTTTTAACATAGATTAGAAACAATTCGCTATAACAATAATAAAAAAATAAAAAATAAAAGTTAAAATGGAAACAGAAAAAACAATCAACCAAATCGAAGTAATGGAGCCAGGTGCTTCTGACGTAACTGAGTTTAAGACAATGGAGAGTGTGGATATCCCAGGCCTAGATATAGAATCTAATTTGGATCAGAATTTAATTAGTGAATTAGAGGAAAAAATCTCTTCTAAGAAAGATGAGATTAAAAATAAGGTTTACGCAGTGACTATGTCTGATGATCTATTCAAAAAGTATGAGAACTTCATAAACGAAGATGCTGAATGGGCAGGTACAGAAGCATTAGGTATAAGAGAAATAAATAAGCAGATCCAGAAAATCAAGAAGGAAGGCGGAATTAAAAATTCTGTTGTGTTCTTAGGTGCATTACCTCTGGAAGCTAGCCATTATTTCATTTCTAAGGGAAAGGGAAGAGGTCTTAAGAGTGCGGAGGAATTTATTACACTTTATAAAGCTTTTGATCAGGCTTTAGGTGATGCAAAAACAGACGCTAAAGAAATAAGAGATTTAGAAAGGGATTTATCTGCAGCTATGCAGGGAATCTCGGTAGAATAATTTAAATAGATATAATTAATAGCCGGGGAATACCTCCGGCTTTTTTGTTGCATAAAAATATAGATATATAAAAAAAATAAAAAGATATGCAAAAGATTGAAAAAAACTTCAGTAAAATTGTTTTAGCTATTTTGGTTGTTCTAATGATAGGACAATGTAGTAATTGTAGAAGGTCTTCAAATATTGAAAAACAAATTAAGACTGCAAATTCTAGATTAGACTCGATGGCAAATCGCGACGAGGTAAAAAGGATAATTGAAATAGAGGGATTAAAAGCGGAGAAGAGAATGATACAGTCTACAGATAGAAAAATTCTGGATGTTAATAGACAATCAGAAATTGATGCAGAACTAAAAAAGATAGGAGGTAATTAATGAAAAAAAAGACCACCCATTATTTTATAATAGGTACATTCGTTACCCTTTATTTAATAGTTTCTGCTATTTCAACAGTTCACGTAATAAACTTCTTCGAGCTGTCTAACCCTAAATGGCTAGCTATCTCATTAGCATTGGCTTTCGAGGTCGGAGCTGCTGCTTCTTTATCTTCCCTAATCATTTTGGAGAAGATGAATAAATTTTTAGTTTGGACCCTATTTATCATATTAACTGCTATGCAGGCTATGGGTAATACCTATTATGCGTATACTCACCTGAGCGAATTTAGATACTGGAGTGAGTTATTCGGGATTGTTGACGAAGATATTATTTTTCAAAAAAGGTTACTTTCTATAATAAGTGGAGCAATTCTTCCAATAGTTTCACTAGGATTTATAAAATCTTTAGTTGACTACATAAAGCCAAGTGAATCTGATAGTAATGATATAGAAACTACAGATATTAAGGGTGAACCCGCAGCAGATGCCCCAAGTATAGATCTAGAACCTGAGATAGAAACGGAGATACCACAGGACGAGATATTAGTAGAAGATGTGAATACCGAATTAAACCCTCAAGAAAATGATCAGATAAACGTCAACCCATCTAATTGGGCAGATGAGAGAATTGAACCGGTTAATTTTAACAAAAGAGTAGAGGATCCTGTATTAAGATACAGAATGGGTATAAAATAAAATATAATTTAAAAAATTGGCAGAAAACAACACATCACAAGTAGAGGATTTTGACGGTGGAAATTCAAGCTTTCATGGATCTGATTTATCTGGTGGATCGTCTGAATATCCTCTTTCACCATCCGGACCCACTGGAAGTGATTTTTTTACAAAATATACAAATGTTGCTAATTTAAGGGAGCAGTTAAAACAAATAGATGAGACGTTCAAAAGATTTAACACCAAACCGGTATTAAACTTTATAAACGATTCGATTGTCATTAGTAGAAAAGCAGAAACACTAGACTTCCTAAGTCTTTCTGAATTTTTTCATCCACTTTTAGATTTTTCAGAATACCAAAAGCAAACTTTTGTTATAAACCCAGAAACCACGATCAATATAGATTCTTCATCTCTACAAACAACAAATGGTGAGGTGTCAATGATAGTTGTTAAAGCTCAATATCTCCCAGAAGCAACGGATTCTGATAAAGTTATATTCTGGGATTATAAGGGATCAGTAAGAAATCCGATGGGGCAGATTATGGTTCTAAGTGGTGCTGTTAAAAATGGTTCATCGTGGTATGGCTGGGATATGGATCCGTTTTCTACATACGGTCACACAGGATCAGCTGATATCTCTACTGGTGGATTATCCTTTACTAATCCAACTGGCTTAAACGTCAAGCTTACAATAATAATAGCAAGTTAAAATGGCTACACAACCAACTATATGTCCAGTCCCGGAAGTTCCTGGGTTTATATTCAACAGAGGAAGCTTAGCTTTAGATGACGGAACTAAGACTACCCCACCTCCCTATTTAAGTCTAAAGGATATAGAGGAGGAACTAGTTTCTTTCTCAAAAAGTAGGGTTATTCTAAAGGCTACCAAATGTTTCTTATTAAGTCAAACTGATATAGGTGATGATCTCGGTTATGTGTCTTTTATTGCTGTAAAAGCAACCTTTCCTAATCTTACTGTCGAGTCTAAAAAGCATTTAAGCTGGACCTACGAGGGATCCACTAATAACATGGGTACCCTTATGATACTTAGCGGAAAAAAAATCTCCACATTCAGTTCAATAGAGGAGGGATGGCTTCTTTCAAAACCTGGGGTCTATTCTCAGAACGGAGGTATAGTTTTTTGCAATCCCCACACCGATATTGATATAAAATTGGAAATATTAGTTGCTAGATAGTAAAAAATAGCAATAGAACCCAAATATATAGAAAAAGTGCTTTCCTTTTTAGATATATAAAAAGATAAAATAATTAAAAACTATGGAATTTGTAAACCAAGTTAGACAACTCAAAAATCAAACAAAATCACCTGAGGTTAGACAAATCTGCGAGGATTATCTAAACGGAAAGAGTGACATTTCACCAGAACAGATTTCTAATGTGTTAAATGAGAATTTTGCAGCTGTCCCTGCTATCCCTAATGTTGAAAATTACAGGGATGCTATAAGAAGAGAAGAGGCTAGCACATCTAAACAAGTAGCAGAAATGCTAATGGAATCTTGGGGCGGAGTAAAGGATTTGCCTTTAAATAATTCAGGCACATACTTAATTAAGGAACATGCAGAAAGTAACGACGAAGTTATCTCTAAGATAGCTAGTGTTTCGGGTGGAGATTCTGTTGCTAAATCTTTTGTTGACTCCCAAAATTTAAGAAGAATGGGCGTTCTTGATTCTATAGCTAAGATAGAAGAATCATCGATATATGAACACTATCCGGTTAAAATACTTTGCGAAAAGTATAAGAGTTTAATTGAATATAGAAATATTCCGGAATTCCAATTAATTCAAAATTTTATTTCAGAAGCTTCTGCTTTCAAATGGGATTTTACCGTTTCGGGCGTTGTTTCTAAATTGGATAAAAGAATAGAAAAATATTCTAGAGAGATTGAGGTTTCTAAAGTATTGGAAAGCATTAAATCAAGCGGAAGTTCTAGTTTTTACTCAGAATTAAGCGAGTCTTTAAATTCTTGGTTAATCTCTGAAGAGAAATCTTCTAGAATCCTTTCTAAAAGCATTTCTAAATGGGCATTCAATCCAGTTGTTAGAAATCTTGTTAATTACCTTAACGTTAACGAATCTAGAAGTTCTAGAAACTTAGAGATTCCTACTGTATCACAATCGGAATCTAGCGTATCTAGAGTTTATTCTCCAGTATCAGTAGGTAAAGGTGGTAATATATTTTCAATAGGGAAATCCCTATTTGAGGCTTCTGAATATGGAATCGTAAAACTTACTCAAAAACAAATTTCTAGAGTACCTCAAGAATATCTAAATCTTGTTTCAGTACTAAATTCAAACGGTGTTAGGGTAAACGAGAATGGAGTATTTATAGCTTTAGGAAATAAAACTGTTAGATTAGTAGAAGAAAATTCTGATATTTCAGTTTATCTAGATAAAAGCAAACTTAATTTTAAAACTCTAGGTGAGCTTGGAAAACTTTTAAGTTTAGAAACTAATACTTACCTTGGGGTTAACGAGAATGAAGCAATAGGTAAAGTTATTACAGCATATAGAGGATTTGGTGATATTGTTGAATTAGATTTTGCTAAATCTATAGTTTCTAATATCTATGAAGGTGTAAGTGCTAATTTAATTAAATGGGAAGGTAAAATATACATTAACAGAGTAAACGAGGGAATGAGAGAAAACTCTTTATTTCAAGTAAACGGAACACAAGCTGTTAATATGGTTAAAGAATTTTTAAGATATGATATATCAGAAGGATTAACAGAGTTTTTGGAAGGTGAGCAAAAGGTTAAATCTGTTATGAACAATGACAGAAATAAAGTTCTAGAAAACATTTCTAAGATAGAAACTGAAATATCTAAGATTGAGAGATTAATGGAGACGAATGAACTTTATGCTAACTCAAAAGAAATAAAATCAGCTCAAAATCTTTTAAATAGAGAATTATCTGTTCTTAAAGAAAAATGGAATCAGATAAATTTAGAATTGGCAAAAATTGAAATGTCACCTGATGCAGAAGATGATATCATGGAGGATGAAAGATTCAATATAGGATCTTATGTTAAAATAAAGGAATCAGGAGAAAGCGGAAAGATAGTTTCCGTAGATGGAACATCTGGAAGATATACAGTTCTTTTGGATAGCGGGAAAACTTCAGAATATTTAGTAAATGAGATTGTTGATTTAGATAGCGCTTTAAATCAAGCAGCTAACGATAACGAAGAATCTCAGAATTCTGATAGCGACGAGGACGGAGAAGAAGAAATGAAGGAATCAATGAAGATCAATACTCTTAATAAGAGTAAATTAAGTATAGAGGAGCAAAAGAAAATTTTAAAGACCCTTGCAACTAATCATTCTTTCGCTAGTGCACCGAAAGGAGAGCACGGAGAAATAGATATGGGCTTAGACGGATTTCATGGTTATAATTTAACAATGAACGAAGCTGTTAAGAAAATACAATCTCAATATAAGAATGGACAATTAGTTAAAGCCCCAGGAGATGATAAAATGGCTAAAGGTAAAGATGCAAACAAGAAGAATCTAGCAACTGCACCAGGAAGCTCTAAAATGGTTAAAGGAAAAGAGCAAGGAAAAAACCTTTTAAGAGATGCTCCAGGTAAAGAAGGTGATGTAGATTTTGATGGTGAAGATGCTGCAGGAAATAAATACGAAATTGGCTATAATATAGCAGAGGGTAAAACCACAGGTACTAATTATGCTAAAACACCAAATGGAGGTTCTAAAGTTAATCAAACTAGCGGAACTACTAAAAATAAAACATTAGCTCACTCTCCAGAAAACGGAAAGCAAGCTTCACAAACAAAGGGAACAACAGCTAATAATTTATCGCACGCACCTAAGAGCGGGAAGCACGCGGGAGAAACAAACAGACCTACTTTGATGAATTCTTTAATTTCTGCTCCGGATCACGGAAAGAAAGCAAAAGAAACAAATAGCGTAGTTTCTGGAATTGCTAAGAGACAAGGTTTAGTTTCTGCCCCAGGTAAAGATGGAAATGTAGATTTTAAAGCTTCTAAAGATCTTGGATACAACCTAGCAGAATCTGAGGATTTAAAAAAAAAGTAACTGCAACTAGACATTTCTACTTTGCACCCAAAGCGGAAGATCAGAATAAACCAGGTAAAAAATTCGTAGATCCAACAGCAGGTAAATTAAGTAAAGCCCCTACAGGAAAGGATAAATTACCAGGAAGCGAAGATGATTCTGAACCAGAAGAATCAAAATAAACATACTAAATAATAGATAAGAGAATGCAAGATTCGTTTTTGCATTCTCTTTTTTATTGAAATATTAATCCGATTTTATACTAGAATATAATAGTATTAATTAAACAAACCCCTCTCCTAATGGCCAAAGATTATGTAAAAAACAGTGACTTAATGATAGCAGTTGTCGAGTCAAAAAAGAACGGAAGATTAACCCCGGATACAATAGATATGTTTACCCTTATGATACACGGTATATCTAAAAAAATGGCATATAAAGATGTAGAGGATAAAGAAGATTGTATGGCTTTTGCCATGGAGGATCTTTGTAAATATTGGGATAGATTTGATCCAAGTAAATCAAATAACCCCTTTGCATACTTCACACAAATAGCTAAGAACGGCTTTGCTAAAGGCTGGAAAAAGCTTCACCCACCTAAAAGCCCAAAGACTATACCTTTTAGCCATATCACTGGTGATGATAACACTTATAATATCTAATAAATTATGACTGATATTAAAAAGGTAAAACCTAACGGCGAATATAAATCTGGATTATATGCTCCTATGAACCCAGATAAGTATATTGGCGATATCCATAATATAATCTACAGATCTTCATGGGAATATAGGTTCTGTACCTATTGTGACACTAATGAATCTATATTAAAGTGGTCATCTGAGCCAATGGCAATAGATTATTACAACCCGCTAGATAAGAAGGATCACAAATATAATGTTGATTTCTACATAAAGGTTTTAAGTGAGGATGGGGAAGAGAAAGAGTGGATAATAGAGATAAAACCAGAAAGACAAACACAGAAGCCCATATACGAAGGAAATATGACCCTAACTAAGTTAAAATCGTATAACAGAAATATGCAAATTTGGATAACAAATCAGGCTAAATTCAAAGCTGCAAAAGAGTGGGCAGAAAGGAGAGGCTTTAAATTTGGAGTTATCGATGAGAATTTTTTATTTAAAAGCAGATGAAAAAATATTCAGAGTCAGTTTTAGAGTATAAAAATAGTTTTAAAAACACTCAAGATCTAGTTTCTAATACTGATAAACTATTCGAGGATAAGTATTTCGGAGATGAGAAAGCTAACAAAAAGTTTTTCCCGCCCTTTATCCCTGGTCAGATCTATTCATTTTATTACGCTACCGATTCAAAGGTAAATGAAAAAAGAAAATTCATCAATAGAAATCCTATAGTTCTTTGCTTAGATTCATATAAAAGTAAAAAAGACGGAATCATTTTAAAAGGTATTGATCTCATAACAGTTCCGCCTTTACGTAAAATAGAGATCATTTCAAAGGTTTTTGATAACTTCAATAATATTATAACCAAAAACTATGATGCGTACTCTAAAGGTGGAAATATAGAACCACTTCCTTTAAATACAAGCTTCCTAGAAAGATTTATGGCAGGAACAGGGTATAATGGATCAGTTTTTGGATTTAAAGCTAATTTTATACAAAAAATTAAAATTGTTGATTTAGAAGACTGGTTTAAGCTTCCCTACCTTAGATTCTCTATGATAGAGGGCTTGCAAACGCAGGGGATATATAAAGAGTATGAATCGAAATTAATTTAAGATTAAGGACTAAAATAATTTAACAATTATAGATGGCTGGTTTTACAGACAATAGCGGACCTTCACAATCCCCGGTTATTCAAAGAATAAGGGATTCCCTAAAAAAGCTTAGCACCTTTGGGATGAAGTATGATGACATGGTTATCAGAAACTCTCAGGCGGTGGGTGCAACGGAGGCTTCTTTCCTTAATAAGAATAAGTCAAACGTTGAAGACGAAGGTATGTTATGGACCTTAGCTAAACAGGATATTTCAACAAAACAGTTTGTATCTTACTTTGATAAGGATTATAAAGGAAAAAGAGACTATCTTAGAAAATTCTCGCTTAATCCTGAGGTTGAATGGGTTTTAGATATTCTTTGTGACGAGTCAGTAACATATGATCCTTTTAATTATTTCGCATATCCTGATTTAATAGATTTGACAGATATTAATGAAAAATTAAAAGAGGATCTTTATGATTCATATAAAAGAATATATGAGATCTGGGGATTTAATGACGATATAACTGCATGGCAATATTTTAGACAATTCTTAATTGATGGATTTCTTGCTTTTGAGATAATTTACGATAACCAGGGTAAAGAGATTATAGGTTTTAAAGAGATCGATCCAATAACAATAGTTCCTAGTGTAGAGAAACAGCCTGATGGAACTTTTCTGAGCACATGGACACAATTTCCACAAGACCCTAGAAAAAGAAGAGTTCTTTATGATCCTCAGATTATTTACATATCCTATGCAAAGGGTAATTCGATCTCAAGAATAAGCTATATTGAAAGACTAATAAGACCGTATAATATTCTTAGAATTATAGAACACACTAGGGTTATTTGGTCTGTTATGAATTCTTCGTATAAGCTTAAAATGACAGTTCCTATAGGGACTAGATCTCAACAAAAAGGAATGCAGACATTAGGTGAGCTTATGAGTATTTATAAGGAAGATGTTCAATTCAACGATGATACAGGGGAGCTCTTAATGGATGGAAGACCGAGAATACAATTCTATAAGAATTATTTAATGCCCCAGAGCAGCACTGGAACACCAACCATTGAACCTATTACTATTGATGGACCAAATTTAAATGACACAACGCCTTTAAATTATTTCTATGATAAATTTTCTCAGGAGTCTAAAATACCAGCTTCTAGATTTCACGGTCCAGACGGTGGAAATACTTCTACATACGTCAATGCAGCGGAAGGCTTAGACAAGGAGGAAATAAGATTTTCCAAATTTATATCAAGGTTAAGATCAACTTTTCAGGAGGTTCTCATTAAGCCTCTTTGGATCCAGATGGTTAAGAAACATCCAAAGCTGGCTGACGATTTTGCATTTAAGAGTCAGCTAGGTCTTGAGTATTTTTCGGATAGCCCATTTAGAGTGAATCAAGAAATTGAAATGCTAGGGAAAAGAAAAGAATCAATTACCGCTATGTCTGCACTAATGGAAGATGCAGAAAAGCCTTATTTTTCTGTTTCTTTCCTTGTTGAAAATTTTCTAGGAATGTCACAGCAAGATATAGCAGCTAATAAAGAAGCGGTGGAAAGAAAAAAGAAAGAGAAAGAAGAAGAGGCAAAGAAAAAGAAAAAAGAGGAAGATAAAAAAGCAAAAAAAGAAGGAAAAGAAGGTGGGGAAGGTGAAGAGGGGGAAGCAGAAGCTGGAGCAGAAGCGGAAGAAGGTGGAGAAGCGGAAGCAGGAGCAGAGGACACCTCAGTAATATAAAAATAAAAAATGGCAGGATTTTTAGACGGATTTAAACCGAGTCAATCGGCTCTAGGAAACATTATTCGAAATCTCGGAAAGATCTCAAAGCTGGGAATGGAGTATGATGATATGGTGGTGAGAAATTCACAAGCCGTTGGTAAAACCGAATCTGCCTTCTTTAATCAATCTGGAACTGGATTTACTGAGAATGATGCTTTTTATTGGACTTTATCCTATCAAGATACTAGGGTTAGAAAATATATTGCTTATTATGATAAGGACTATCTTGAGAAAAGAAATTTTCTAAGAAAGTTTTCTTTGAATGGAGAAATTGAATTTATTCTTGACACGGTAACTGATGAGTGTATAAGTTATACCGAGCGTAATTTCTTTGCCTCGCCGTCTTTTGCAAATCTCGATGGTCTAAAAGATAAGATGAGAGATGAGATTACAAATAATTATAATAGACTTTATAACGTTTTTGGATTCCAAAACACTATACTTGCTTGGCAATTTTTCAAGCAGTTTCTAGTGGATGGATTTCTTGCTTTTGAGATAATTTACGATAACCAGGGTAAGGAGATTATAGGGTTTAAAGAATTAGATCCAACATCACTCCAACCTGCTGTGGAGAAGATAAGTGAAAGTGAATATAAACAGTTTTGGATTCAATATCCAAAAAACCCACAGATGACTAGGAAACTTACAAATGAGCAGATTATTTACATCTCTTATGCTAAGGGTAATTCGATTTCTAGAATAAGCTATCTTGAAAGATTAGTGAGATCCTATAATATTCTAAGAATAATGGAAAACTCTAGAGTTATCTGGAATGTTATGAACGCCTCATTTAGACTTAAATTCATTATACCTACCGGAAGTCAATCTCCACAGAAGGCAATGCAAACCCTTGGTCAATTAATGAATAACTATAAGGAGGATATTTCAATTAATGAGAATTCTGGAGAAATGACAGTTAACGGAAAACCTAAAATCCAATTTTACAAAAACTATCTTTTTCCTGAACAGAATGGTCAATCTCCAACTATCGAATCTTTAAATGCATCGGGTCCTGATTTTAACGTTATGGAAAACGTTCTCTATTTCTTTAACAAACTCAAGATGGATTCTAAGATTCCTTATGCTAGATTTGCTTCTAGAGGTGCAACCCCTGTTAACTATTCTGTAAGTATAGATGGGCTAGAAAGAGATGAAATTAGATTTGAAAAATTCTTAACTAGATTAAGATCAATTTTTCAGGAGATATTAGTTAAGCCGTTGTATATACAAATGTGTTTAAAGTATCCTGAACTTGCTAAAGATAAAAGTTTTAAAACAAATTTAGGATTGAAATATCATAGGGATAATCCTTTTAACGAGCAGGTTCAGATGGCTACATACCAGAAAAGAACTGAATTTATTACTGGGTTAGGAGAGCTTAAAACTAAAATGGGTGAGGCAGAGGTTCCTTATTTCGATAATGGATTTTTGATCGAAAGATTCTTAGGTCTTAACCCTGATCTTATTAGACTTAATGAAAAATATAAAAAGAAAGACGAGAAAGAAGCTGAGAAGATTGCTAAACAAGCTGAAGCTGCAGGGGAAGGCGCAGAAGGCGGAGATGATCTAGCCTCTATGGATGCGGGTGCAATATAATTTTTGATTTTATTTTTTAACTCCG